CCCAGTGTTCTTCGTTAATGCTTACAGTAATCTCCCGCATGATGTTGTAGATCCAGTTATTATGTTGTGCGTAAGGAATCCAGCAGGACGAGCAACTCCTAGCAAACGACCTGCGCGTAGTGCCATCCTTCTTCAATACAGTTGCACGCTTCATCCCGATCACTTCTGCATCTTGGCGCAACATCTCGCACTGCGTCTTGGTTAGGACGTAGCGATCAACTGTTGCGGTTAAAACCTTCTGCTTAAACTCATTCATAATTCCAGTTCCTTTCTTATAAAATCAATCAATTTGAATATAATAAAAACGGCACAAAAGATTGCGGACAAAGTGATCCAACTGTAAAGCACAAAAAAACTTATTACCCAAACAATTCCTTTAATATCAAGTAGGCAGAACATAGTCGTTTTCCTTTAGTTTTCGTAGCAACGTGCGGTTATCAATCTGCACCCCGCTTGCTCTGCACCACCAGGAGACAACACCAGTCTTAAAGTCACGCAGTAGTTTCTGCACTTCGTGCGAGTTCTTATACTCCAGCGCATCGTTGAGTGGCACGCCTGTGTGATCCTTAACAATCTTCATACCCTTAACCATCCCTCGTTTGCGTAACATCCGCAGGTCGCGGATAGCTTGGAGCGCAACCTCACCAGCCAACTGCTGCACTCTGTCATCGTAGTCACCGCGACATAGCTGGGTTGACCTCACCGACCCAGCCCCACCAGCTTCGCTTCGTCTTCTTTAATCTGGTTAGCTAACTTAACCAGATCGTTTGACTGCCCAGCGTAATGAATAATCATTGCGTCCTTGTAGCGGTCCAAACCAAAGTGCGACTCAACGCTGGTCATACAATTGAAGGAGGGGTCAAGATCGGTAAGCGGAATGTTCCATAGGTGCGCCATCACGTTGAGCCAGGTCTGCTCGGCAAAGTGATTCGGATGTAATCCGATTGGAGGCATTGATAATATACCAACGGCCTTGGTATGAACTACGAACACGCCAGTGTTGACATAGAACTTAGGTTCAATCACTCCTCCGAATGCACCAGCCAGCTTCACCATATCTGGCTTGCGGTCCAGATAAGCTCCTTCGTCAAAGGCGCAGAATAACCCAGCGTCATCGGATAGCTTCGGGCAATCGTTTGCAATCAAAACATCAGCGTCAACGAATGTCACCTGGTCATAGCCTTTTGTTGCCATAATGTTTCCAATCGCAGACTTGGAATACTGCGCTGGATGCGTGAGTGGCTTGTCAATCAGAATGAAGTCAGTGCTATGGAGTTTGCAGTACGCCTCCATCCTTGGCCTAGTCAGATCAATAATCTTCTGCCAATCATCACCGAACGATTGTGTGACTAATGCTTGTTTCATTTGTCGCTGCAATCGTAGTCTTCCCAGGTGTACTTCCAGCAGGCTTCGACTGCTTCGTCTCTGGTTCTATAGGTATCAAAGTGCGACCAATTTTCTTCGTTATCTTCGCCAACTTCGTCTATGTAAACCGCCCACTCTGGTTTGCCGTTTTCGTCAAACTCTTTTTTGATCCATCTCATAGTCTTGTTACCTCTTTCTTTATTTGTGCCAACGTGAACAGGCATCGTACCAGCGCACGTTCAAGGTGGTCAATACTTGTTTCACCGTTATTGTCTGGACAAGGCGATGATTTGTGCAATTGCATCTGCGCTGTGGCTAGGTGACGAATGGCTCTGGCAATATGGTAATCATGGGTCGGCCTATCCTTCTCCAGCCAATCGCCATAACAAGACTTGTCTGATCCTTTACCCATCACGCGCCAGACTATCTCCTGCGCGGCAAGACCCATCTCTTGGATTGTTGGCGCAGTCATTTTGCAAGCCTCCTATAGAATTCGTCCAGTAATCCTTCTAACCATAAGACATCTGCTGGGTCGATCATAATTTCATCCCAGGAGGCGTGTAACCTTTGACCCAAGCCCATACTTTCTGCATTGCGCAGAAGGCAATTCCAGCTTGGTAGAGTTCGTCTTCGTCCCACTGATGATGCTCTATGTATTCTGGATCATTGGATGCCAGAACAACCGACACGCAGGCTGCCTTTGGATTCTCGCAGGCGTTTCGGTACGCCCAAAGCTGTTGCGCATCGGTTGGATAAAATGGAGGCGTGTTATACTTCTTGTTAATCTTACGATTTTTTAGGTCAATGACAGCATCCCCAATTCCCTTTAGTCGGACGTAGGCATCACATCGGCCAGCGTAACCAGGACCGACCAAGGCCTTTTCGCACCAGTGCGTTTTCTCGACATTTTCACTTGCCCATTTTCTAAAGGTTTCGATGTAGGGTTTAAGGACTTCATCTGTGGAGCAACTACGTCCCAAAAGGATATTTTCCATTTCGGTATGGACTGCCGTTCCGTGTTCTGCGGCTTTCTTGGTTTGTGCTTTACTGTCTTCAACGACCCTTCTTGCGTATTCTTCGAGTGTTTCATTTTCCTCCTTTGGTAGAGTAAGCGCAGACTCTACGGCTGTGGAAATTTTCCAAGCCGTAAGTTGTGGCTTCTCCAAAATTGACTGCACGCTAGTAACGCTAGGGAGCAATCCCATCTTGCGCGCGTCAGCAACAGTTGTGTTTCTTTCCTTACCATTCTTCCCCAAAATAACGTGGGCAGATCGCCCCTCGGCATCGTACCAGTGGCCGCTGCTTTCAACAGTGACCAATCTGGAACTAGCCGAGGAGCTATCCCACTTACTTGTAATAGTAAGTGCCATATAACCTAGAATGGCACTTGGTTGCCGTCTGCGTCCACCTCGACCTTAGTGGCCGTGGACTTGCCAGCAGCGGTAGCAAACTCCTTGGATGCTCGGATCTTCTCCTGCAACCAATCGGGCATATCGTTAAACTGCCCAGCTTCACCCTGCTCGATCTCGTAGTACAACTGATCGTTGGTGGTGGTAGCTGGTGCTTTCATTCCCTTAGGGAGCTTGGATGCACCTGCGATGGCGCAATACTGCCGACCCTGCTGGCTGGTCTTGTGGATGAGGGTCAGCATGGCGGGCTTGCCAAGAAGGTTCTTCAAGCTGAATGCCTGGAGTTCCTTGGATGTGAAGGTCTGGCCTCTCCACTGCTCAAGCAGTTTCCGCAAGCTTGCTTTCTCGCCAAGGCTGCGGGTCTGCTCGATACTAACGACCATCGGCTTTTGGACTGTGGTGCGTTTGCCATTTTCCTCGACTTCGAACTCATCGGTTTGATCGGGCAACTCAAAGGTTAGGCGGACTTTAGGTGTCCACTTCTCCTGGTTGTCCCAATTAGTCTTTTGGTGGCCTAGATCGACTAGGCTGTAGAGAACGCCAACAGTTGCACCAGCTTCGGGCAACTTGCGTTCCATCTTCTGCGATTCACTTATGGTTAGTGCCATTTTAGTATCTCCTTTATTTGTTTGGGTTTAGTTTTGGTTGTATGTATGGGGTAAGTTCTTCTTGATTGTGCACCCAAAATCCAGCACCGACTGTGGTTGACATAGGATTGCTTGGTACATATTCAATCTTCACATTTGCAGGCGCGATCTGTCGAGCTAATTCGCACACGCTGTCGGCGGTAAGTATGACCAGCCATTCTTTACGTCCGTTACGGCGGAAAAATACAGATGGAATCTTGCCCTTGGGACAATCACGCTTGGATTGTTCCATCCACTCTTCGGGCTTGAGTGCTTGGCATCGTTTGCCTTCGATGTGGAAAGGAAAGTTCTCGCAAACCACATCACCGCTACCGCCCTCTGGATTGCCCGCAAACTGTTGGCTACGGCGAGCCTTCTGCCAGCCCTGCTCACGCAGGTAGTTTGCTAACTCGCGCTCACCCGCTGCGCCCTTAGCCCGACTATTGATTTTGCCCATTGGTTGGGTTTAGCTGTCAACCCATACCAGTGTCGAGATGTATTTTAATCTATTTTAATTACGCCAAGTCTTATTAGCTCTGCTAATATCATCATTAAATCGTCTAATCATTGCCATCATAGTCAGCTTCTCGACTATCTTCTTGTTCTTCTTTACCCAGGCAACAGCTTCATCAAAGGATTCTGCATCCTTTAGCCCTTCCTCAAACTTAGCCCAAGCTTCTTTCTCGTTCACAAGCTTTGGAATACACGCCAGTTCTGGCCTGTCGATGGGCAAAGTTTAGTTGTTATGCTTTTGCACTTGGCAATTGGTAACAGCCAGAACAGATCATCGTTCATGCCCCAGCACGCCACATAATCCACGCCACTGATGGCGCGCTTGGGGATATTAAACCCATTGCCACTGCTGGTAGTGAAGCGGTACTTGGTTCGCCCAGGTTCTATGGCTTGTGCGGTCTTAACTTGAATGCGGAAAAATTTATTGTTCTTTTCGGCTACTACATCATACCCAGCAAAATCCTCGTAAGGCGTAAGCACGTTGTACCCGCACCGCAGCAACGCGCCTGTGACGCGAGCAACACCTACTGCTCCAACTTGGCGTGATGTTAATTTCATGCTTGACGGCTTTCGGTTTGTCCTAGAGACTTTTCCCAATGAAAGCAATAATAACTATGACATTGACGGCGATGCTTGTAGCATCGGTGATGGCTGAAGAAGAAATGAATGATTTTGTTGGTGGAGTTTATGATGGCGATGGAGTATGCGCAACTGCTGGGAATGTTGCGGTAGGAACACAAGGCGCAATAATAAAAGCTGGTGATACATATTTCACGCCAAACGGAGTTTATGTAAAAGCTGGAGATAGCTATGTTTCAGCAAACCGAACAGTAGTTCGCGCTGGTGATTCATTTGTTGGATATAATACTTCGGAAGTAAAGGCTCGTAATGTATTTGTTGGTCAATCCGTAGGTATTGTTTCTGGAGCTACTATCTTTAAGCAATCCTGGGCAAGCCGTTAACCTTGCCCAAAGGTTGACAATCTATTTCTAATCCTAGCCTCTAGGCCAGGGATAAATTTCTTTCTGGCTGGGTTGCGTTCAGCCATATTGTACTCATACTGCAATTGAGCATCGCTTGCAGCACGCATCAACGCTCTTGGCTCAACCTGGTTGATTGCGGCTAATGTCTTAGGACCAAGCCCACCATCCACAGCCACCTTCTGCCCCAGCGTATTCAATCCTTGCTGGATGTATTTCGTTGCACCGCCCAGCCCGCGATTAAACGCGAGATCCTGCGTGAATGGTTGGAGTGCTTGAGGGAGTTTTTCAACGAGAGGCGCGGTATATCCTTGGATGTACTCTGCCGCTGCCTTCGCTCTTTCTTGCGCTGGGAGCGATGAGATGGCTTTGAATGCTTCTGGATGGTATCGGTCATTGATTCCAGCTACTTCATAGTTTCCACCCATATCTCCAGTTGGCAACTTGTAGACTGCAAGATTACCCTGCTTATCCTTGCGACCCTCCCATTCTACCGTTTGCAATGGTAATGGAAGCGCGCCAGAGGGTTGCTGCGCTGGTGCTGTAGGTGGTTTAACATATTCGCTCATAGGTTCTATCCTCGCGGCCTGTTCTGGTGGTTGCTGTGGTGGTTTTGTATAAGGCTCAAATTCCATACGGATCGCGTTGTTACGATCCTGCTGGTTTAATCCAGTTTGGCGTGACGCTGATCCAGAGATGTCAAATTTAGCCATTTACTCTCCTTGTTGCATCATAAGCTCTCGGCCTATCTCTTGACGCTTTTGCATCTCCTCTGGAGATAGCTCGCGCCTCATACTCTTTGTGAGTGACTTGCTGATCTTGTAGTCCCTGTACCTGTTGTTGGCTATGGCAGAGGCGTTATCAACGCCCATACCGCCAGCACGCATTGCAGAGATGGCTTCCGACCTAGACAGACCAAGTAACATAGCAGCGTGAAAATCTTTGTTTGCCTCATCGAACATAACCCTTCTGCGATTCTCCATTTTAGCGAATTGCTCCCGCACCCTGGCTTCTGGAACATTGCCAACCGCGCCATAGGTTTCGGTAAAGATTCTGCCTACATCAGCCATATCAGTATTGAACCTGGATGCCTTCGACTCCAGTGCTTTTGATACGTTGATGGATTGCGGACGGATACCGAATAGCGCGGATAACTCCTCGGATGGCTTGTAGATACGGCCATACTTGGAAACGGTTGTGTCTGGTTCACCAGTTATGGCATATCGAATTCTGCGAAGCTGTGAAACTGTTGCTGGCTCGTTTTGCCTCCACAAATAATTGATTGTACTTAATGTCTGATCAAGAGTCGTGTCTTGTGGATTACGAATTGCTCTGCCTTGAGGAGTTTTACCATAAATTGCAGAAGCAATTGAATTCGCCAAGATGCTTGGACCAATATAAGACTCAAGAAAATCTTTTGTTGCATTAAGTATTGACTCTTCTGGATCTCTTCCAGATGCAACTGCAAAAGCTGGTCCTTTGAATACTTCGTATGGATCTGTGTATGAAATGTCAACATAACCAACATCTTTATTATCTGATCCAGTTGGCATAAGCGTTGCATTCTTTTGATATGGTGCAACAAAACGTCTTAAAGCCTGCATCTTCCTGTCGTTAAATCCAGTTGCCCACATGCCGAGCCTTGTTATTGCAACCGTTGCAGTTGTTGCTGCAAGAATGCCAATCAATCTATTAAATCCATATCTACGCATCCCAGGAGTTTTCAAATCCTCGCCAGCGTATCTAAGTGTATTTGGTATAATTCTCAACATTTCAGAAGGCCAAGATATAAAATTACCAAAAAATGGTTGAAGCCTTAATGCCTTAACTATTCTTGGAACGCGAGAATAGGTTGGCCTAGTATTTTTTACACGCTCGGCTGCTATTACTTCTGCTTCTTGTCGTGACAATCCTCTTCCATTCATCAATTGCTTTGTTTCGTTTTCCCAAGCCATCAATTTGAATAAATTATCTCCAGCACGATATGTTTTGTTTAATGCAGCAAGTCCTTTTTTTGCAATATTCCCACCCTTCCCAACCTTCCCAACCAGGTCTTCCGCAAAATCAATTGTTGATCCTTTGTATTGTTGGGCATCTTTAAGTATTTGGGAAAATTCATTTAAAACAGTATTGTCATAAAGTCCAAGTTGTGTTGCTCTAGTCAGATAAGCTCGACCTTCTTTCGTATCCATGTTTGGAACTCCAAATTCAGCCAAAACAGACCTAAGTGGTTTCAAGCTTCCTCCAAATGACACATTTCCATTGGCAACTTCAATCAATACGTTTGAAATTGGATTCCTAAACTGAGCTTGGATGCTTCCAACTGTCTTACCCCACTTGACCCAGGCATTCGCCATTGAATAAAACTGAAACAATGTTCCACCCTTGTGCATCATCTCAAAATTTTCAATTGCATCCACAAGTTCTGGCTCTGCGTAAAGTCCATTTAGTGGTGAGCGCGTGTCAGAACCATCTGCAGCAATCTGTTTAACAGCAGTTCCAGTTGGCTTTTCAAAGAACAATTTGTTTGCGATACCAAATTCCTTCAGCTTGTTCAACTGCTCTTGGGATTGGAGTAGGTTAATCATCTTGCTTGCCGACCTAGCGTAATTGATGATTGGATCGTTGTATTCTCCCATCAAATATCTGATCTGCTCTGGAATATCCTGTCTTGCTTTTGTAATCCCAAGCTTCTTGCCAATTCCAGAGGCTTGAATCATTGACTCCATTGGCTTATCTCGGCCTTGTTCGACTATCTCTCTAATCCTGCCCTGCACCTCTTCTTCGGTAATGCTTGGATTCTGAGCCTTTAGCTCATTGCGAACAAATGTTTCAGCTTGGGTATACTTGGCTAGATCCCTTTTCTTTAGAAGTTCAACATTGAACTTAGGATTATCAAACTTCTCGTAAGAACGAGTCAGATACTCGCCTTTATTCATTCTGATAATGTCAGCCTTGCTCATTCCAGAAGGGCCAACTTCCTGCGAAAACACGCCAGATTGGATTAAGCCTTCCGATAGATTGTCTAGCTGACGGCGCATCTGTTGTGCTACAGGTCTGATTGCTTCTGGAAGATTCTCTGCTGGTAGATAACCACGCAGGAACTGATCGACTTGGAGCGATTGATCTGGAGTTAATTTAGGTTTGCCATTAAGCTCCCTAGCTGCATTCGACAGATCCTTCAGCGTAAAATCAATCTGCTTCAGCATCGCCTGCGTGCGCGATCCCTTGGCCTCCATAATGTCGAACATCTCTTTTGGAAGATTGCCTTCTGTGGTAAGCCACTTTTGCGCCACCTTGGCCGCACCTTCCTGCACATCGGATACAATGAACCCAGCCTCACCAGCCTTGCCACGCATTGGTCGAGGGATGGTTGTCTTTCCAGCTTCAAGTTCAGTTGCCAATCCTTTCGCTCCTTGCGGAGATTGCCTAATCCTATCCTCCATACCTTTCTCTAATTCAATTACTGCGGCTGCTTCTTCTGCTTTTCTTGTCGGCCTAAACTCACCTTCGGCTGGCAACGCCAACCTCTCGCCACTAGGCAACTGCGTTCTTGGCGTGACAATCGGACCTTCGCGTACAATCTCGCCTTGCAATCCGCGAGTGTCTGGAATAATGGCTTCACGATTGATTCCCTGGGATTCGGTAGTAAATACGTTTGTCTTCGGAACTGGATCGTTAAGATCGACTAGGCTTTCCTGCATCGGAGTGATAATTCCACGCCGTTGCATCGCAGCCGTATCAGCTTGCGTTCCACGTACGTTTCCACGTACGCCTGCTTCTGGTAACTGTTCTTGCTGGACTACAGTAGCCTGCTTAATCGGACGCTCTTGGCGTACTTGCTGAATCTCCGTTGAAACTGTTTCTGGAAGCGATGGTGCTTGTAGCTGTTGTTCGTAGTAAGGACGAACTTCTGGTTGACCAGGCTTTTGCGCACCAACCTCAAGATTTACTTTATCAAGAACAGTCCTACCACCGAGTTGAACCTCGGTACGCTTGGCTCGCTCAACTCCAGTTGCTTGCGTCCTTTGTGCTTCGTTAAGGATTTGTTGCCAATCACGAACCTCAGCAGGCGTTGCTTTGCCACCCTTAACTTTATAATTCAAATCTTTAAACTCGTTGAAATTATATCCCTTAACCCTAGACCCACTACCAAGACCAGCGTAAAGAGTATTAAACAATGCGTCTTCAGCAATTGTTCTTGCCGTAACCTCGCCGCCAGTAATTGCCCTAACAGCACTGCCAACTCCAGCACCACCAGCTGCTGATACAGCAATTGTTTTACCCAACTCTTGTGCTGCCCTCCTTGCGCCAAGTTCTTGGAACAATGTTTTTCCAGCTTGGACTAATTGCTTTGCACCAACCGTACCCATAACAACCTCTGGCGCGTACTGACCAGCAGCAGCGTAACCTGGCGCAAACTCACGCGCCCTTGCTGTCTTAGGTGTAAACTTCTGCAAACCAGCTTCTGCCATTTCTCCACCAGCAATTGATCCACCAATTCCACCAACCACTGCGCCAATTGGTCCGCCAACTACAGCACCGCCAAGACCACCAGCAATTCCACCCATAACTGATGCCGATCCCTTAATTAGCCCAGCGCGTAACGCAGCCGCCTTTACATTAGCTGGAACGTCAACAGCCTCCTTGTTTACAAAATCATCAATTTCAACATCTTGTTCTGGTGTATAGTCTGGAAGCGTGGATGCGTACTGTTTGGTTTCAGTACCCCATTTGCGAGCCAGGTCAACCTGCTCTGGATAGGTAAGAGTCTTGTAATCTTCGGAAGCCTTGATCTCACTCCACGCTGGTGGTTCTTCTAGCTTCGGTGGTGGTTCTGCTTCTACTGGCATACCTGCCAGTTGCCTAATACGATTGGCTGACGATAGCTCTAGGGCTTCAGCCATGTTATCTACCTAGTCTTGTTTTGATCCAATTTGCAGCCGCTGGTTGTTCGGATTCTCCAAAGAAGTTATTTAATTGTGTCTTAATAAACTTTGGAGTTGATGGGTCTTTCCACATTCTCTGTGCCTGTTCGTTTGTGTATGAAATTGTACTCATTCCATCGTTTGAAGTCAGCACAACCTTACCACTCGATTGTGCCTTGAAAAGATTTTTAGTTACATCAGATCCAGCCATCTTGACAGCAGTATCTGGATCATATCCTTGAGCCATGTATGCTTTTGTAAGCTGAGGAACTTGAGCCTGGAAAATTTGTTGGTTAATGTCTGCGCTTGTTTTCCCAATTTCTGGCGCAAGAACAGTTCGCTTTACTCCATCAATATTTATATCGGCAGATGGAAGCAAAGACTTCTCGCCAGCAAGATAATTCTTTGCGGCATCAACTCTTGCTTGTCTTGCTCTGGCTTCAACATCAAGTTGCCCCTGCATCTTGGTTGCTTCAAGAATACTTGGTCCACCTTTTTCAATCATTCTTGATCCAATTGTTTCTCCAATAGGAATTCCAGATTCTTTTTGTTTTTCCTGTTCAAGAAATGCGGCAAGATCTGCAGCCCTTCCAGCCCTTCCTATTGGCGTTGACATTGTTTCCTCTTCGCGTGATTTAGCAATATCCATACGAAGTTTCTCAAGCTTTAATGCCTCTTCTTCAGCTTGCATGGCTTTAGCCTGCTTATAGGCATCGCTTTCATATAAATTAAATGGTCCGTATGATATGCTATCTGCCATAAATTATCCTTATTTAATTTTTAGTGGACTAAAAAGACTGCTAATTCCGCCAGCAATCTGAGCAAATTGTTGCGCACCGCTTGGCTGACTTGCAAGCGCGCCGACCTGCGCACCATACGTTTGAGCCTGATAATCAGACATAGTATTATAGATGTTTGCAGCATTCCCAGCCAACTGCACAGGAATTGCAGGGTTCGTTGTTTGATAAAATTGATTTGCAGCAGGTCCAGTTTGGAATTGATTTGGTGTAACCTGATTTGCGTTAATGTAATTCTGGAATGACGCATTTTGCTGTGCAAGCCTTTGACCAGCCAAATTGTAAAGCGAAGGTCCGCCAGCGATGAAGTTGGATGCAGCACCAAGCCTATTCTGCTGTAATCCTTCCCGCAACGCTAAGTCGCGTGCTGTAGCAGCACCAGTTGTCTCGCCAGAACCAAGGAAGCTTTGTGCAGCACCATAGCGTGCAAGCTTTCTTGCTTCGCCAGCCGCGCCAATTTGTGCTGCTTCTTGTACTGCAGGACCAATACCAAAAATATTTCCACGGGCAGTCTGCGCTGCTCTTGCCGCCTGCTCGTAACCGCGCCGTTCTTCCGCACCAAGAGTAGATCCAAGTCTAAGTTGATTTAATGCTTCCTGCTCAATCGTGTTGCGCAATTGCTCTGTTTGTCCAGTTGTAGTTGCACCAAGAGGCTGAGTAGCCATCTGGCGATATTGACGGCCAAGTCCAACAGCCGTTCTGTACGCCTCTGGATCAATCTGGCGCAGTTGATCTCCAGCACGTTCTTCTGGCAATTTTACAAACTCGCGAAAGGATGTGATCTGTTTCAATCCTTCTGCATCTGTTGATGTAACTGGTTTAAAGTTTGCAACCTGCTGGCCAGCTTTTGTGACCGCGCTTTGTACGCTTGTCAAATCTGATTTTAATTGGTCTATTGATATCTTAGCTGATGCGCGCCTTGGATCTGCGGATGGAAGCTGATCATATAAGCTTTGAGCTGCCTCAATCCTGCTATTGATACCAGCAATCTGTGAGTTTCCATCTTGAACGATTTGATTCAACTTCCCAATCTTACTGTTATTATAGTCGTTTATAATGTCTTGGTCAGACACTTGAAAGTTCAGGCGAGTAGAAAGGTCGGACGCACCAAAGTTTGCATCAGCCGAAAGGTTTGCTGGTGGCTGGCTAGAAGGCTGTCCAGCAAATGACGGCAATCCAGTCTGGGGATCAATTGGTGCTGTTGATCCAATCCTTGAGCCTCCTCGTCCAGCCAAGCCTGCTATTTGCTCTGCAAGAGTATTGTATGTCTGATTTTGAGATAATTGATCTTTGTAATTTTTCTCAATATCAGAAACTTTTTGCTTTGTTATTTTGGATGCAGCATTGGCTGCTTTTGAAATTGAATCAAATTCAAAATTATCAGCTTGCGCATCGTATGCCTGCTCTCTTTCAATCAAATCATTTCTTACTCGATTTTGATATTGATTCCCACCAGGTTCTGCGGTTTCATTCCATCCAGTCAATTCAGAAATATCACCATTCGCATCGACAGAATATTTTGTTACCCTTGATGACTTGTAGGGTCTATTATAATCAAAAGCATTTCTTCCTCCAAACGCCATATTAAATCTCTCCTGCTTGGTACTTCTTTGTCGTAATCTTCTTTGCTTCTTCGTTGCGCTTCAGTACATCTTCAATATTTGTTGTGTATGTTGGTGCAGCAATAGGTTGTGATATGCCAGCCGTGTAATTAACTGGTGATACGCCACCACCCATCGCGACTTCGCGCTCAACCGATGCTTGTGGTGCTTGACCATAAGTTCTTGCGAATTGGGATGTAAGCTGATTGCCTAGTGCTCGGTTTAGGGAATAAGCTTGTGGGCTGTACTCATACTGCCTACGCAAGCCTTCCAGCGTGCGTTGACCACCATATTGACGCTCTAGCTGTAATCCTGCCTGCACCTGCGCAAGCTGGTCGGCAGCCGTAAGCTGACGCTCCAGTTGGCGTTGTTCGGGCATATATTTGATGCGAAGAGCATTCTCAAGTGCAGCAATATCTGGAGACTTTTCGATGTAGGTTTCAAGCGAAGAACGATAGAATAACGCATTAGCCTGCGCCGATTTCATTGGATCGGGCGGGGGCGGGGGTGACGGGATGGATGGTGATCCGCCCATTAGCGTAACGCCTTTCGCATAAAACTCATATAGTCATAACTCCTTGGTTTGCCAGAACGATTAAAGGTGATCCGCTTGCGAGGACCAAAACGCTCCGCTAGGAGCAACAGCAAGCCTCCCAAGGATTTAGCACCCTTTGAGGAGATCGTCAAGTCCACAAACACATTCTCGCCATCTTCGCTATGCACATAATGATTAGGCTCTTGCCCATCCTTTATACACCTAGCCAAAGCCACGCCTGCAATACCATCATTATCGCGAACAATCCCAACCATCCCTTGTTTTTCAAACCAACCAAACCACTCAGCCAGGTTAGGCCACATAGCCTCTGGAACGCCGCTTTGCTCAATATACTCAACAGCGGTCATAACGCCTTCTGTGTTTCGATGGTATCTGGGTTGGCTGCTGCCGTAATTTGGCGGATTGCCATTTTATTGGCAACAGATGAAATTTTGACATTAAGCAGCCTCCACTTTTGATACTTGCGAAGATCGCTTGCAAGCTTCTTTTTTACTGATGTTGGAAGGACGGCTGGAAGCGTAAACTCAAGTGTGAGTACGGCACTTGATATATTTAGATTTGGCTGAACATCAATATCCCCAACATCTATATCACGCTGAATGGATATGGTTGTATCTGTCGAATAGGAATCATCAAAAATTACCTCGAAATGCGATCCGTACTTAACAGCAAATGGATCTCCAAAGTTAAAGTCTTTGGTGCGAACAGATGATTCATAATCAAATGTTCCAGTTGATGTTGTTGTTGTTGAAGTTCCACCAGTTGAAACAGTTGTTGTGTAAACACCGAAATCCCTGTAGTCTGCGGTTGTTACCTGCGCTGGAGTCTTGTATCCGCTATACCTGGTGATTTGTCCTGTTGTCAATTTCATCATTAACCGCAAACCTTGGTCTTGGAAATTGGTTAATGCAAACTGCATTACATTCGGAGTCCATATTCCCTCAAATGCTCCAAGAGTCGTGTTGTAAACAATGATTGTATCGTTAAAATCATTTGACTCTGTTGGTATTGCAAGAAAGTATCTATTGTCATAAAAATGTGCGGCAGCTATTCCAATTTTTGCACTATTGATTTGCTGTATAACATCTTTAATTACCTCTGAAATTGGCAGGCCAACGGATGTAAAATCGTCTGCTGCTGAACGTACAAGGGATCTAATACCATCATCAGAAAGAAAAAATATGTCACTGTTGACCTGTACGGCAGAAGCCTCGGCAACGCATCCAGTATTGTTTGATATTAACTGAACAGTCCAATCAGCCGCACTTGTTGCATCTGGAGGAATTGTAACCTGAAAAATTCGTCTCTTCTTAAACACAATTATTCTGTTTTGATAGTATTGAACTATGGCTGTAATTTCATCTCCGTCATCTGCGTTAACAACAATGCTGTTAGTCAAATCCCAAATTGAAGCATCTAAAATATCTGATGCATAAAGAGTATTTCTATTTGCTCCAGATCCAACCCCAAACAACCTATTCCCAGTATTTATTAAAAGTCTTAAATCAAGCGGAGGCGGACTAACTGTTGCCGTAGCTGTAGCTCCAGATCCATTCCCAATAATTGTTACAGTTGGTTCCCCCGAATATCCATATCCTCCATCAACAAC